AAAAATTTGCAGATAAAAATACATTACTATTAGAGTAAGAAGGTACTTGGTTGTCGTTTTTATCTTGTAAATTATAAACTTTAAAAGTGTTGTATGTTACCCAAAGTGTGGGTACACTGACCTCGTAATAGTTTAAAGAAGGTATATCGTCTATATAGTAAAAATCTACCGTACCTTTGTAACCAACTAATATACCACTTGCAGCTGTAGAAAGATGTCCAAATGAGTCAACATAAATTGGAGAAATGTTACTTGCAGTTAATAATGTAAATTGATTACCATCTAAGTCTGTAAATCTCCAACGCGGTCTCAATTGTGCATACTTGTTGTTAGGTGTAACTACTTCCCAAGGTTGAGAAAAAGAATTTTCAGAATAAAAATCAAATACTATGTTTGCGCTTAATTGATTAGAAGCTGAAAAAGCAAATGTTAATGGAGTTGCTTCGTTAAGAGGTCCTGGCGGGCAGGATTGATAACCGTGAAACACAGCTCCTGAAGCAGCATACGATGAAAGATCTAACCAGTTAGTATATTTCCAAGATAAAGTATCTGTAACGAAATTTGTAGCGGTAAACGTGTTTGAATACGTTTGTATAGCACTACCATCTTTAGGTATAATTGCTAATTTTATTTCATACACTCCAGGCCAGTCATATACATGGGTAGGACTCTGTATGTTACTGTTTGTTACTTGTGTAATTTCATCTTCAGTATTATCCCCATACTGTACAAACAAAGAATAATTGTTTAAAACATCAGCCGGGTTAACATTTGCACTTAATGTTACTGTACAAATAAAAGGAGTAACATTGGTATAGCCGCTTGTTATGTAAAGCACTGAACTTAATGCAGCCTGCTGTATTGTAAACCCTGGCGATACTATAGAGTAAGAAATCATATTAACCGTTGCTTATTAAATAGTTATTACAGAAGTATCTTGAGAAACATCTGTAGAAACTATAATACGACTGCTAAAATCGTTTATATTGTTAAAATATAAAGCTTGGAAGTCTGTTAATTGATAAGGTTTAGATGTAATACTAATATCGTTATTAGGGTAAGATGGGTTCCATATAACTAAAGATACACCTTGTACAAAAGCCCCTGTGTCTAAGCGCTGGGTGTAGACGTTACTTACACCTGGTATGCTTTCAATCTGGGCTGTTAAGTTAATAGTGTCTATATTATAACCTAAGGTAAGTTTTGTAGGATCAAAAAAGGCTTGTACTATTCCTGTAACTTGATTTTGTATGAGTTGAGTAGATATTTTTGCTGTACGATCTAAAACCACCACAAGTCTTGTTTGAGAAGTAATAGCATTGAGATCGGTATCAGTATTGCTACCATAACCCACTGTTACAGCTTTATAAACAGGGTCCATTACAATAATGTCTGATGTTAAAGTCTTCTTGTCAGCAGCTGTATTAATTATAAGAGATTTTTGTGCTGGGGTAAGATAATTAATGCTACTACCTGTATTTTGCTGAGTGGCTTTAGGTAAAGCATAAATGTAAACGTTATTGAAGTTACATGATGTAGCAAATGCTAATTGATTATATAATACTCTATTATCTTGGTTAGGGTTTGTTAAACCGATATTATACAAGTAACGTAAATGGTTATTGACGTAATCATTATTACTATATACAGTAGCGTCTTGTATAATGTTACCAAACGTGGAAGTGATATAGTTTTGATAGTCTTGAGGTGTTACTAAACGGTACTGAGATTTAAATGCTGCTGGAGCATTTTTACGTATACTATCTGCATTTTCTGCATCAGTAAAAGCTGTGGATGGGTTAGCATTATCAAACTGTAAACCAGTAATATTACTATCTGTTAAGTAAGTTAAATCAGGACTGAACACATCAGCTTGTATATTACTAAATTGCGCTGTACTGTAAATTACTGCTGGTAACCCGGTTATTGTGTTTGCTGCAACCTCTCCGTCAATACCTAATGATTGCAAGTAATATACTGCTACAACATCTCCTGGGTTAAGTTGTGCACCATTAATACCATCGCCAAACTTAAGTTCGTAATTTTGACTTTCGTTTAATCTTACCTCAAACTTTTTTGCTGTAGCGTTTTCTAAATACAATGATTCGGTACGGTTCCATTGAGACCATGTACCTGTAGCTATTGACTGTACATATACATCAATATTAAAATGATCCACATTAACAGCACTACCTGGTGCAACAAATACTGTTTCATTAGTTACACCTAAAGCATAATATAGCGGGTATTCTGTCCACTTACCTTGATACAATAGAGATTGATTGCCTACATTTTCTAAATACTGACCAGTTGAAAGAGTGACTGTAAATGTAACGTCTTGGTTAAAAGAGTAAGGTGCATTGCCAATTCTAACAAATGAATAACGAGGTATAGTGTAAGAGCCAATTCCCAAATCACTTGTTGCAGAGCATGTATAGGTTAAAGTAGCTGTTTGTTTACCGATAGGGGAATAGTTAATTAATTTTACTACCCGGTTAATATTTTCATAAATTTGGGATTCACTAAACATAGACTCCGAGGATGTCTTGTTTAGATAATACATAAACGTATGAAATGAGTAAGCAATGATATTAGTAATTGCTGTTAAATTAGAACCCTCCAAATATTGATCTGTAAACAACCCGCTTTGCGTTAAGCGGTTACGCATAAAGTCTCTAATATTAGTAGCATCAAACGCAATATATTCGTTTGGTTGAATGTTTAGTGCTGAAGCATCACCTGATATAGTAGACATATTATGAAAGGGTATAACCAGACTTACTCAACACACCCGGGATTAACAATGGGGTATTGTTTAAATATGGCATTAATATATTTAATTCAATGTAATAGGTTTGCTCGTCTACATTCATCTGTATGTTTATGTTCTGTACAGACACGCGAGGCTCGTAAACTGTTAAGCCATTGAGTATGGCTTTACCAATACGGTTACCGTTAGATTGAGTTATAGGTTCAAATAAATACTGTGCTAAGTTTAATCCATATTGCGGATTTAATAAATTTTGTCCGGGTAATGTGTTAAACAAAGAATAAATTGAATTAGTAATTGCAGCTGCATCGTAATCAGCAACTAAGTCCTTAGTTATAGGATTCGGAGTATCTAAATGTAAATCCGAATACGTATAGTTCTTACTTGTATAAGTAGGTTTTTGTAACCCTATAAAACTTATGGATGGCATTGTAAAATACTTAGGGAAGGAGTAAGTAATATCATTATATGAAAAACAGTAAGTTTAACTCTTTATTTAAAGAGGCCTATAATCGCTTTACCCAGGGTGCAGGTTTCTTAGCAGGGGATGTAGTAAAATTAAAATCCGGCTATGAAAATATGGATAGTTTTAAGAGGTTAGGCGAAAACGTTAAAGCTCGTATTAAAGATATGGTTACATCTGGTAATAATATCAGAATTAGCAGACTCCATAACTATACAGCACCATCGCGTTATAGTGCAGAAGGCGCAGGTAACTTACCAGCCGACTTAGCTGACTGTTTTGAAGAGTCTGCACCAGGATATTGGCACAATTTAATTACTATTCCTGTTGATTGTTTAGAAAGCGTTGACACTAACGGTAATTTACCCCCTGTACCTGACGATCAAAAAGATATGAAAGACCGGGTTACTGGTCCAGAAGATATGGGTGAGCATAAAATGAACAAGGGTAGAGATATTGACCCACAAACTAAGTCAATGAAAAAGCAAACTCATGTTGAAAAGGGCGATTACGAATTAGCTGAAAAAAACACAAAACTTGCTCACTCTAACAAATATGATGACTCAAAACCTTCTAAGGTAAAGCATTTAGAAAAAACTAAAGAGTTAAAAGAGTCTGTATTAAAAGAATCTGAAAATGCTTTAGACAGTCTTTATATTAGTATTCTCAATGAAGATGTTGGCACAATGGGACAAGTTAACCCAACAGCCTCAGATAGCGGAGATCAGCTGGCTGGTAACCCTCCAATTCAATCTGAGGAAGAAGCTGCAGCAAATGATGATGAAGCTAAGATTGATGCATTTGTAAATTCTTTACCAGCAAATTATAATAAACCGTTTTTCAAAGATTGCTTAACTGGAATGAAACCAGGGCTGTCCTGGGAAGAGTTTCAAGATAAGCTCTGGCACAATCTTTACGCTCATAATTTAAAACAATATAATAATGATGCTCGTAGAGCAAAAACCGCAACGGACAATAAAATGTGGTATATGGATGATGGAGAGTTTCCAATGGAAGTGGGGTATAACTATAAAGACGTATTCGGCCATTTCCCTGGTAGCAACAAGGACATGGAAGAAGGTAACGAATTTACTGGTGATTTAGCTCACACCCAAAAAGGTGATAAGTTTAAAATAAGCGGTAATACAGTAACCAACACTATAGGTAAGATTGCAGAAAAAGTCTGCCCTATCTGCGGTATGGATTTAAAGGGTTGTAAATGTGCTGAAAAAGTATCTATGGCTGAAACTACAAAACCTAAGGTTCACATGACAGGCGGCGATCCAAAAGATCCTGCTTCAGCAATTAAGGCTTCTAAGTTTTCACACCACGGTGGTTAAAGCAATAAGACAAGAGAAGAAATTAATCTCTTGATCCATTACTAAAGCCGAGCGGTACAAATATTCAGAGACTTGCAGCAATGCAAGTCTTTTTTTATCTTCTGAAATAGAGCTCTTATATACTGCATTAAACAGGTCTTTCATTAACTTAGGATAGTCGTTTCCAAAGGTTTGCTCCGACTCTATAACGAATTTACGTATAGACGTAAGGTCTTCTTTGTTCACAGTTTTAT